GGTGCTGCAGCATCAGGCTACGCAGCTACGTCAGCCAGCGATGTTGGCCGACTGTACGTGTTTACTGATGCCTCCAACAAAACACCGTCCTCAACTAAATGGCTGCCAGTACCGGGCGGCATTGTAACAACGGTGGTCACGGGAGTAGCATCAGTAACTCCGAATGGCACCGACAACCTCGACGCGGGTAATGTTACCGTCCGTGCTCAACTGACCCGTTAACAGGAGATTTATAATGGCGAATGTAAGTAAAACGCATTCAGCTTTGCCCCCACGTTCCATTCGGGCGCTGGAGCTGGAGAAAAAACACATCGGCGACGCTGCAGTACGCAAGCTGAATCAGTTGGGCATTTTCATCGACCCACAATTCGTGCGTGACCAAGTCGCGGGGCTGTACCGAGGCGGCAATGGCAACGGTAACAATAGTTTGGCAATGGACGCCGCGTTTACCCCGCAGGCTACTGCTTCATCCATCCCAACCCCGCTTCAATTCCTGCAGTATTGGCTGCCGGGTTTTGTAAAAATCATCACTTCGGCCCGTAAGATCGATAAGATCATCGGCGTTAACACTGTCGGTTCTTGGGAAGATCAAGAAGTAGTTCAGGGTATCGTCGAAAGTTCAGCCACTGTGCAGGAATACGGCGACTACACCAACATCCCTCTGGCATCGTGGAATACCAACTTTGAACGCCGTACTATCGTGCGCGGCGAGTTAGGTATTCAGGTAGGTATGTTGGAAGAAGGCCGTTCCGCTGCGATGCGTCTGTCATCCGCTGAAGAAAAACGCCAAGCCTGTTCCATCTCTTTGGAAACTTTCCGAAACGCAGTGGGCTTCTATGGCTGGAACAACGGCAACAACCGTACGTTTGGTTTCCTTAACGATCCAAACCTCCCGGCTTGGGTGTCAGTATCAGGGTCTACTTGGAACACTAAGACGTTCCTGCAGATCACTGCCGATATCCGTGTTGCTGTGGCTGCGCTGCGCACCCAGTCCCAAGATATCATCGACCCAGAAACTACCGAACTAACTTTGGTTCTCCCTACCGCCAAGGTTGATTTCCTGACCGTAACGTCTGATTTCGGCATTTCAGTTCGTGATTGGCTGACTCAGACCTACAAAAAGATCACCATTATCTCAGCTCCAGAGCTTAATGGTGCAAATGGCGGCGCTGATGGTTTTGTGTTGTTTGCGGATAAGATCGACTCGTCCGAAGATGGCTCAAGTGACGGTGGTCAAACGTTTGTGCAGGTAGTTCCTAACAAATTGTATACTCTGGGCGTTGAAAAACGCATCAAAAGCTATGTCGAAGGTTTTTCCAACGCCACAGCTGGTGTAATGCTGAAACGTCCATGGGCGGTAATTCGCTACACGGGTATCTAAGCTAAGCAGTTTGAAATAAATTCTGAAAGCCTCCTAACCGGGGCTTTCAGCATATGTGCATATTGACACTAAACCCAACTTTGTGGTATAATAAGGGTGCATGAAATAAAGTAAAAATCCATTGGGCTGTGGGGGCTAATGGATAACATAAATAGGACCACAAAGGAATAAAAATGACTGTATATGTATTATCTACCATGACCGGCGACGTGGCGTACACGTTTTACAGTGGTGACGCTGGTAAAGGCGACCTTCCGAGTGAACGAAAACGCATCTATATCCGAGGCGGTGCAGGTCTTCCCAGTTTGACCAGCGGTGTCGGTGAAATGTCAAAAGATGACGCTGGTCACCCGCTGTGGACATCGGAAGGGGTTGTTACTCCGATCACAGATGCGGCTTACGCGGAATTAAAAGACCATCGAATTTTTAAACAGCATATTGACAACGGTCACATCAAAGTGCTGAATAGCGACATTGCGGATAGTGCGAAAGCGATCGCGAAAGAAGTACGCAACATGGAAGCCCGCGATGCTTCAGCCCAGCTAACAGAGGCTACGGTGGGCAATAAGATCAAGTCTAAAATGCCTAAAGTGTCAACTGGCAAGGGCGATGACGAAGAAATCAATTTCGCCGCAATGCCTAAAATCAAATAGAGGTACTGAATGTCAAACGCCATCACCTTTAATGAAGACCTGTTTAGAGCGCAATGCCCAGCGTTTGCTGACATAACGGCATACCCCACCGTAGTTCTACAGATGTACTGGGATGAAGTGGGGAGTTTTATTGTTGATGGCGGGACCTACGGCATGCTGCAGGGAGACAGCACAGTATTGGCTATGAACTATATGGTAGCTCATTTTCTAGAGCTGGCCAAGCTAAATAAAACTAAAGGAACCAGCAAGCAAGGCGGCTATAAAACGTCGGCAGGTATTGACAAAATAAGTGTTCAGTACTTAGCCCCGCCGAATAAAGATCAACTAAGCTGGTGGATGAACCAAACCAACTACGGGGCAGCCCTTTTGGCCCTACTTGAGATTAAGTCGGTGGGTGGGTTTTCTGTCGGTGGCTTGAATGAGCGCGGCGGTTTTCGAAAAGCTGGTGGTATATTCTGGTGAAGTCAAATCTATCCGGGTCAGAGCAACTGAAAAAGTCCATGGACGAAATGTCACGGAAAGTCGTGAAGGTAGGTTGGTTTGAGACAGCGCGCTACCCGGCTGATGAAAAACGTGGTAGGGCAGGAGGGGAGTACGTAGCAGCGGTGGCGTACTGGCTCAATAAGGGGACCCCCCACATGCCTGCAAGGCCGTTTGTAAGCGATGCTATCATGACAAACGAGCAAAATGTTAAGACATTGGCTAGAAAGTTGATGTCAAAGGTCCTCAACGGGGAGTTGTCAACAGATGAGGCCATGGGGCAGATAGGGCTTTACATCGAGGGGCTGATAATCAGAAATATTAAGTCCCAAAACTACGAGGCTCTATCTGAGGATTACAGAAGGTGGAAAATGAAATTTCACAACGAACCCCAAATACTGATAGACACTGGCCTGTTGTGGCAGACATTAACATCGAGGGTGGAAGAAAATGATCATTCCGGGCAGTAACCTTCTCTCTGATGCTATGGCTTTGCTTGACACTGTAGATATCAAGTATTACAAAGATGCTGGAAGAGATATCAACGATCAGGGTGTATGGGTCACATCGTACGAGCCAATGGTTATAGTTGAGGCCAGTGTTCAAGCCCCCGACCGAGACACCTATGTCCAGTATGGTCTGGACATGCAAAAGAACTATTTAAAGGTTTTTGTCTCCACTGACACTATCGACCTGTCTCGTGACCAATCAGGCGACCAATTTGTGATAGGGCTGCCGGGTAACGAATATCGATACCAGCTTGAATCTGAGGTCCCTTGGTACGATTTTGACGGGTGGGTGGAGTTGTATATCGTGCAGATAGGTAAGGAGCCACTAAGTGCTTGATGCTGACCTAATTCGGCTGTTCCGCTCGACGCTTATAAGCGGTCTGGCGATGGTGGGGTGGGACTACCCGGTAGTACAGAGAAGTCAATCAACGCAACAAGGCATACCTACAGAAAATGCTGTGTATTTTCAAAAACTGTTTGACAACAGATATGGCATGCCCTGCATGGTAACCACTGCAGGACCTTCACCAACACAGAACACAGAAACAACAACGCAGCACATGGAAACTACTTTTCAAGTGAGCGCTTTAGTTATCCTAACTCCATCGATGACGGTAAATCAAGTAACCGCCAGCGATATATCAAACTATTTGGCCAATATCCTTCAGCGAAGAGATACAATACGCAGGATGTTGGCCTCAAGTAACGTTAACGTGCTTAGAATCCAAAAAATAGACAACACTTATTTTGAAGATGACAGACATCGCAACGAAGCATGGCCTACTTTTGAAGTAGTTCTTACGCACCAAACCGTAACCAGTGTCGTAGTTGATAGCACTGATAAAGTGGTGCTGAATGTATATCAAGTGCCCGACTAGGAGAAACATGTATGTCAATCGACATCACTAAGTATATCAACATCACGTCCGGTGTGGGTGCCGGGGCTGGCGTGGCGACGCGCCAGCTAGTAGGCCGTTTCATCACTAAGTCAAGTTTTTTGTCTCGGGACACCATCTTCGAGGCAAAAAGCGCACCAGCGGTTCTGGCTAAATTCAACAATGATGTCTCGTCACCTGAATATCGCCGAGCATTGGCTTACTTTAAATTCGTAAACAAAGACGTCAAGTCACCGCCGATGATGTCTTTTGTGCGTTGGGACACGACTACGTTCATTCCGCCAGTGTTTACCGGTAATTCAACACCGAAAACACCGACTATTTTGAGCCAGATCCAAGCAATGTCTGCTAATGCTGGATTTCAAATTACATACGGCTCTGCATCTGCAGTCTCCGTTCGATTTGATGCCCGCCCAGCATCAAGCTTTCTTGATCTTGCCCCGATCATCCAAACAGCTATTCAAACAGCAGCGGCTGGCATCTCTGCCCTTGCGGGGGCCACGGTTGTTTACAACATCTCGTCCAACCGATTGATCATCACCGGGTCGACGGGTACGACTGCAGGGTCGATCATCATCACAGCAGCTGCGTCTAATGATGCGTCAGTCCTTTTGGGCTTTGCAGATGGCGATTTTACGTCTTCAGCAGGTCGTGTCGGCGATAATGCTGTGCAAACAATGGACCGAACCACCAACAAGAGCGATAATTTTGGCTCATTTGCCTTTATCGATGCGCTTGATGACTGGCAGTCCTCTGTAGTGGGCAACCGCCCGCAGGACGTGGCCTTGTGGAACGCTGCGTTTAACAACAAATTTATCTTCTCCCACTACGTGACCCGCTCACAGGCCACCCAAGCATGGTACGCTACTTTTATGGGTATTGGCGGCTGCGGGTTCACTTTGACCCAAGATAATGGTGGCTCTCCATCTACTGACTCAGAGCTGTTCCAAGCTCAGTCTCCTATGGAGATTTTGGCTGCGACTGACTACACGGCTACCAATGGTACTCAGGGCTATATGTACTATCAGTTCACCGACCGTAGCTTCACTGCTGACTCAGAAGGCAACTTGGTTGCTAATGCCGGGTCTGTGGGGGACACTGCAGTATCTGATGCCCTTGATGGGATCCGCGTGAACTACCAAGGCGTCACTATGACAGCCGGTCAGCAGATCGCCTTTTATCAACGTGGCGTTTTGATGGGCGGCGCTACCTCCGCCACCGACATGAACACCTACGCTAACGAGATGTGGCTGAAGGACGCATTTCTGTCCAACATCCTCAGTCTGTTGTTGGCTATGAAAGTATCTGCCAATGAAATCGGACGCGGCCAGTTGTTGCTTAATATGCAAAGCACCATCGATACCGCATTGACGAATGGTACTATTTCTGTGGGTAAGCCTTTAAATGCAACACAGAAAGCATATATCACGCAGATCACAGGGTCGGACAAGGCGTGGCACCAAGTGCAGGTCGCCGGGTACTGGATCAACGCCACCCTATCATCAACGGTTAATGCGCAGTCGTCATTGACTGAATGGCAGTTTAATTACACCTTGGTTTACTCCAAGGACGACGTCATCCGCCGTGTGGTTGGCTCTGATGTGCTGATCTAAGGAGATATAAATGCAAAACGTAAGTGCTTTTGGTTTTGTGGCCACAGTTAAGGCTAGCAATACCTTTCCGAATGGCTTCCCTCTGACTATGTTCGCAGATGATGCTGACCCTTTTGATGTGCCTAGCATCCAGATTGCTGACAAAGGGATGGGTATCAACGGTGACATGGTTCACTGGTCAAAGGCTAATCCCATCACCGTTAGTTTTAACGTCATCCCCGGTTCCGAGGACGACGAGAACATGCGTGTGCTGTTCGAAGCCAACCGACCGGGTAAAGGTAAGTCCATCGCCAGTGATGAAATAAGTATTTCTGTCATTTATCCGGGTGACGGGGCAAGATCTTACACTCTGTCCAAAGGTATTCTGACTGATGGCATGCCAACCAATGGCATCCAGCAGTCACAACGTCAGAAGTCAAAAACATATAACTTTGCATTTGAGGGCATCACCTCGGCTTGACAGAAAGTTGTGTGGATGGTATAATAAAGGACGGGAAACCGTCCTTTTCTTTAGGAGAAGAAAAATGACCACCGCCGCTACGGCAGTAAACCCATCGGACCATGAGTCGACACCATCGGCATTAAATAAAATGTTAAGAGATTATTTTCTTAACATCGACGACTGTTTACCGGCGGTGATTATGTCGTACGACAGGGTCAGTAACACTGCAACCGTGAAACCACTAGTAAGCCGGATCACGGTTGACAACCAAGTAGTACCAAGGAACCAAGTAGTAGGGCTGCAGGTTTTCTCGTTTGGCGGGGGTGGTTATCACCTAAACTTTCCTCTAGTGGCTGGCGACCTAGGCTGGATAAAGGCGTCTGATCGCGATCTAGACGCCTTTAAAATTAGCCTATCTGAAGGTGCTCCTAATACATGTAGAACACACACATTCTCGGATAGTTTATTTTTACCTGACGTGATGCGTCGATATGTGATTAGGGGAGAACATGCGGATGAAATGGTGCTGCAGAGTGTAGACGGGAATAATAGGGTGGCTATAGGTCAAGGTCGCGTAAAAATAGCTGCAGGCGAAACCTACGTCGAGTTAGTAAATGGTAAAATAACTCTAACCACTATGGGCCTTCTTGATGTGGTATCGGCAGATAGCCGCTTTTCCGGGAACGTCACCATAGCAGGGGCTACTGTTATGCAATCTGGCTTTACATCCAGCGGCGGTGCAGGCGGTTCATCTGTTGATAGTCTCACTGTGGCCGGTACGGCTGTAGGCGGCCACACTCACTCTAACCCTGAAGGTGGGCGCGTAGGCCCATTTGGATCGTAAATTATGGCTCAAGTAGGCTCTACATTAGGCGCTGCGTTAACAAACCGGAAAGCATACAAAATATATGATATGCTGTCACCTTCGTTATCAGAGGTGATAGGGCTTAAAATAAAAAGCGCACAGGCCACCCACCAAGCTGACACCCCACAGCACCCTACAGAAAATGGTGATTTTTTAACAGACCATAAGATCATCATGCCTAGGACGGTTCAGGTAGAAGGTTTCTGCATAGACCAAGATTCATACAGCAAAATGCAGCAACTATTTAATGACCGAAAAAATCTATATGGAATACAGATAAAAGAGATCATCGTAGAAAATTGCACGTTCGGAGAGTTTATTCCGGTCCGTGATTCTAAGGTTTTAAATGCGATTCCCGTTTCTTTTACTATGCATGAAATAACGCAGGCCGCGTCATCAACTACGATGACTCAGGACAAAGTAAAGTCCCCAAGTGATGCCAGCACAGTAAAACGCGGGCAGACTCAAACAGCAATGCCTCCCGCCGATCAAGCCAGAACTATGATGGCATCAGGCGTAGGTAAATAAGGAAAATCATGAAAGAATTGATACTCAACGGGAAAACTTACCGCATCAACAAATTCGGGGCTTTAGCAGGCAGGGCCATTGTGGCGCAATACCCACTAAGCATGATGCTGCACAGCAAAGAGTACGAGCGCAATGAAGAAGTTATGCTGCGTCTGATGACTCATGTTGAAGTGGTGTTATCAGACGGGACTGCCCAGCCATTGAGCACCCGTTCCTTGATTGACAACCACATCGCTGATTGGTCGGATTTGGTGGCTATTGAAATTGAGTCCCTAAAATATAACGCACCGCAGTTCTTCGACGGCACCGCCAAAGGGATCCTAGGAAAGGTAGAGTCGTGGATCACGGTACGGTTGACCAAAGTAATGGGCGACGCCATCGGTGAAAATCTACGTGATGTCCTTAATCAGGGCAAAGAGGATCAATAATGGATAATATCGGCGGTTTTGGCACTATTATCAGCCTAATTGCAACTAAAACCTTCCCGGTAGGATTGACGATATCTAAATTCTCGGATGATGTCTCCCCCATAGAGTTCAGTGAATCTCAGGTAGCAGATCATGAATTCTTGGTTGATGGTGACATCATATCATTTGAGACAGCATCGGCGGTCACTGTTAAAATAGGGGTTATAGCCGGTTCTGAAGATGACGATAACTTAACTATTATGCTAAGTAGTAACAAGTCAATCTTCAGAATAGGCGGTATTCCTGACTTGATGATCATGAGCATCCTGTTCCCTAACCAGCCCCCTATCGTGTTAGATAGGGGGTACATCAGAAGCGGCCCGTTAGGCACTTCGATGAGTGAAGCGGGCAGAGGAAAGGGTAAGCAATTCGAGTTCATATTTGCTGAGTGCACAACAGCCTCAGTAAAAGGTTTAATATCAGCTGCGGCCAACGCTGCTCTGTCTATATTCTAAGGCTTCGAGATGCTATTTGATGTATTCTATGTAAAGTACGAAGTAGACAAGGCTGATACCGAAAAAGCTATCGACGCAGTTACCAACAAAGCGGAAAAGGCTAGAAAAGCCACCGAAAGTGCTGGTGACAAAGGGATCAAAAGCGTAGAAGATGCCGCCAAGGGCGCGTCCGACTCCATGAATAGGGCGGGGGATTCAGCGGATAAATTCCATCAAAAACTTGAAAAAGTAAAAGATGGAGCGATAAAGGTAAAAGGGATTTTAGGCCAGATAGGCGATGTGGGATCCATGATCAGTAAGGGCGGGGTTCAAAAGGTCCTGTCAGCTGGCATGGAACACGCACAGTCTCTTATGAGAAAGCCAAGTGCCGCTTATGGCGCAGGAGGGGAAGAAGTGGGGGCCACAGCGGCGGAGGCTGCAGCTGGGTCAGGAGGTATGACGGCAGGTGGTCTCATGGCCCGGTCTCTGGCCCTTCTTGGCGGCCCCGTCGCCCTTATTGCTGCCGCTGTTGCCGCTGTAGCCGCTGCGGGCGCATGGGGTGTTAAGTCAGGTCATGTCATAGCAAAAGCGTCGGAAGAAAAATACGGAAGCACCAAAAAAGACGCTTGGGCAGCAGGTATGAACACCCAAGGGCTTCTAAAACACCAGATAGCTGGCGAGAACCTAGGTATAAGCCGTGAGGACAGTTTAAAAGGGCTATCAGGGCTTAATGAAAAGATAAAAGAGGTAGCTCTTCATCGCGCCCAGCCTATGGGCGGCATCGACATGAGGACAGGCATTGATACCAACCCTCTGTCTAGATTAATGCGGTCGAGAGGTATCAAAATACAGACTGGTAAGCATCTGGAAGGGATGGACCAGATCTGGAAAGTTATTGTTGACGACCTCAGAACAGCCGCTCAAAAGCAAGGTACAAACTACGCGCTGGCCAGAGCGACGCAGCAGTACGGACTTGACTTCAATCAAGCATCCAAAATAATAGAAGCAACGTCCGATCAAGTAAAGGACATGAACAAGGGGATTGAGCAGCAAGCCATACAAGAAACTATCTTGGCTCAATCAACAAGAAACTATACGGCAGAGCAAGCAAGCCTAAAGGTAGAACAAGAAAAAACAGAAACTATTATCAGGTCGAGAGTCGTTCCGGGCATGGTGGCGTGGTCCAAGGAGACAGTAGCTCTCGAAAAGAATATGCGCCCGGTGAATACTCTAATGTCTGTCCTTAAAAGGCTGATGATAGACATGTCGACTGGTGCTTTGCACATGCTCAATAGCTCCATAGAGGGCATTGTAAGTCTTGGTTCTAAATTAAAAGATCTCCCAGATATGCTGGACGGGTTGGGTGACCGCATGAGTCTTTCCTTAGAGAAGGGCATAAACCACATGATGGGTAAAATACCTGCGGCGCTGGGAGGGAAGACCCAAGAAGAAGTAGATGCTGCGGATAAGGAGATAGATGTAAAAGGGAAGGGATACGAGGACTTACGTAAAAAGGAAAAAGAAGCGCAAGCAAAACAAAAAGAGGCCGATTACCAAAAAAGTGCTACTGAGTCGTTCAATGAAAACATCGGGGAGTTCCAAAAACGCTACGGCAAAGTTGATGACAGCAAGATGGCCGAACTACGCAAGCAATTCGCCGACATGGCTCAGAAGGGAGATGTTAACCTTAACGATAATGAGCTTGTGATATCCGCATTGCAAACGTTAGTAGGGACATCGAAAGAAGGGCTGCAAGCCAATGACGCTCAATTCCAAGTGGAGAAAGAGAAATTAAGCCAGATCGTTACAAACACATCCGTTGGGCTTGAGCAGGCAATAGCTATGTGGGCCAGCGGCATCGGCAGGGCAGGCGGTTTAGGCACCCCCGACGCCGGGATAGAAGGACAGTCCCGAGCTGACTTTGAGAAAAGGTCGCGGGTGCTGCGGTTCACTCCTGATCCTGCAGTTATGCGAATGGGTATGGCGTCTAGCTTGAACGCTCAAAAGCAGGCCGGAGCGATGCCGGTCCCTGAAGCCCCCGGACCGCGTTTTATAGCCGCCGCGCCGACAGAACATACCCCGTCTAGAGAATCAGCATCCGACTCCATGAGCCGAGCTAATGATGCTATGCGAAATGCTAATGATGCGGCAGCTAAAGGGGTCAGGATGACAGAGGCAAGTAGGGCATCGGCTCAGCCAGCAAATGCCCCGCAGCCGGGCGGGATCCATATCGGGGAAGTTAATGTGGATGTCAAATCTGATGAGCCTAAAAACTTTGGCGAACGGCTGGGAAAAGAAATAAACGACGTCATCGGGGCGATGAATAAGCAAATAGCTAATGTGCACGATGGCATATTTAAGGGGTAGTATGAACACCACAATAGAGACGGTGGGTGATAAAAAATATAGGATTCACCTGATTCCTGCTTATTATGCCCAAAATTACCTGTCCAAAGAGGTAAATGACGGAAGCCCGCCGTCAGAGGAATCTATCATTTACCTGATGAGTTTTGTTGATGCTAAAGTAGGCGACGAATGGGTAAATCTGGAAGACCCAGAGATTATTGACAGATATGTCGATGACTGGATGGCACTTGACAAGATAACCGAGATAGTGTATAATGTAAATTTCGGGTTCTTGCAGGGTTGGCGTATTTGGCGTGTGCCGAATACCGATGGATTCGAGGGGACGGAGCCTAGGCAATTAAGTCCCTTTATTCATTCAATCATCACAAATAACTACGCCACTTTGCAAGAGTTAAAAACAACCTGCTCATTGAAAGATGCTTTTGAGATGCAAGATTCAATACTCACAAAAGCAATGAATGAGTACAGATACATGAAAATGAAAGGAGCAAAATGATCATAGATCCTCGACTTCTGCGCGCTCAATTCCTGTTCAACTCGGGAGCTGATATAGTGGAGTATAAAGAGGATTTTGCGATCTCATTTTCAGCAGGTAAGAACGTTTTTAGCATCCAAAACAACTCAAGGTTGGAAATTAAAAACGTTCGTAGAGAAGTACGGGCAGACATGATGACCCGGTTCAACCAATTCGCGCTAAGAACCCAAGAAACGCCTTTTTTGCCTGTAAATATATCAGCGGGCCGTGAAAGCTACGGGCCGTCTCTGGTGTATACAGGCAATGTTATAAAATGTAGCATGGGCAACCCCCCAGATATCAGCGTAATCATGGATTTGGCCACAAACCAAATAGATAAAACCAAATGGGTCCAATACTGGCCCAAACTGCCAACCACTTTTAGTGGGCTGTGCCAGTGGGCGGCTGGCGTTTTGGGCCTGACTCCCGAGATACATCTACCAGCAAGCCTAGCCAACGCTCCGGTCACCAATTTTTTGGGCGGCAACATGATAACGCTGGAGGCTATTCCGATTTACATCCAGCGTTATTACCCGGACCAAATAGTAGCTTTTATCGACGATAGCGCTCTGGTAGTCATGACTATTGGTGCAGTGGTGGCATCCAGGGGAACTGTTCAAATCGGGTACGGGTCCGAAAATCCATTCATAGGAATTCCTGAATGGACAGAGTTCGGTATCGCGGGAAAGGTTCTGTTTACACCTGAATTGAAGTTAGGGTGCGCCGTAAATGCAGTGTCCGTTATGAACCCATCAATAAATGGTTCTTATGTAGTAGGCAAAATAGACTATGAACTCACTTGCCGTGACACTCCTTTTTACGCTTCATTTACAGCATATCCTAAGGCAGCCACAGCATGAAATTAGTGTCTTTGACAAGCACTTTGCCTAACCAATCAGTGACGTTCACTGAGGATAGTGATTTTTACGAAGTGGTCCCTAAATCAGTGAATAATTTTATGACAGTCGACATATCCAGAAACGGCGTCGCTTTAGTTACTGGTTTGAGATGTGTGACGTCAGGACCTTTGCCTAACTTCTTGCTCCCTTTATACAAAGAAGCGGGGAGAGGAAATTTTGCCTATTGGAATGACTCTGAGAATTACCCTTTGTACAGTGATTTCGGAGTTACTACATTCCTTGCGTACTATAGCCCATCAGATTTAGTTACGGTGCGATCATGATTACATTGGCAGTAGATGGAAACAACAGCATCTATCTGGATAGCTCCGGCAACCTAGCCATTTTGTCAGGGGCGGAGGCATTGGCCCAGACGTTAGGTCAAATGAGCAAAACGAGACGGGCTGAGATGCTGTACGCTATAGACAGAGGAATCCCATACGCCGACACTATTTTTCTGACTAAAGATGTGCTGATGTTTGAAGCGGCTATGCGCAACGAATTTCTTTCGCACCCTGAGGTAACGGGGGTTAATTCATTCACAGTAAATATCGATGGTGAAGTTTTGACCTACAGCGCAGAAATAAATTCAATATACGGGAAGGTGTCGGTAAATGGCTAATTACTACGATTATGACAGGGATACTGGTCTTATCGTCCCGGACACAAGTACGTTAAAATCTGACGTACAAGGTGAATTCAAGCTGGCTCTTGGCTCGAATATGGACTTGACTGATGCCACCCCCCAAGGTCGTTTGGTTGATGGTGAAGTAACTGCTAGGTCCAACGTAATTGCGTACACTGCTGGGATCGCAAATCAGATAAATCCCGACCAGTCAGGCGGCGTGTTCCTAGCTTCGCTATTTTCTTTGATGGGGGGAACCCCCTACGTATCCACACCCACCGTGTTTGGCGCTAGGGTGTACGGCACCAATGGCTCTACATCCCCGTCCGGGCTGGCTATCTATGACTCGGCAGGCAACATATTTAATCAGCAGACCGCAGTAGTGTTGAACCAAGTGGATACCACAGTCACTCCCAACACGTATTACGGTCTAGCCACTTTTCAGGCGGCTGTTGCGGGGGCCATTCCAGTTCTAGCTAACACAGTATGGTCGATTTCGAGTACTGCGCCATCTAATATTACTAAAGTAGTTAACCTTCTTGATGGGACCACGGGCCAAGTCACCGAGTCTGATGTAGCAGCCAGAAGAAGACGTAAAAGCACACTGGCGGCCCAATCAAGTAATACAATAAGAGCTATTAAAGCTGGTGTGAGCGCATTATCCGGATATCGGTCCATGACCATACGAGATAATGACGACTCGTCAATAGCGGTCATAAATGGGATATCGATGCCCCCTAATAGTATATATGTTTGTGTACAGGGCGCTCTCGATGCTGATATAGCCGCTGCTCTTTTGACCGCTAAGGGAGTAGGAGCAGCATGGACAGTAGGGCAGACGGCCAAGGGTACTCCGGTGACTACCTCACTTATAGAACCGGCATCCGGCCAGCCCTACACAATATTTCACGCGAGGCCAGATATCGTATCTTGTACCTGCGTCGTTACCTATGATTCATCGCAGTCGGTCGGTAATTATGAGCCACAGTTCGCAGTTCAGGATGCTGTAAACAAGTATCAAAACGGTCTAATCAATGGTGATCCGGGTCTTACTATCGGCAGAAATTTGTCCGCATATGAGCTTAGTGGTGCTGTAGCTGCAGTGTACCCCGGATTGTACATCTCAAGCGTCACAGTGACTGGCAAAACAGTGACTGCGGGGCAGGAAATCCCTATTGAGCTATGGGAGCAGGCTCTCCTTCCTGTTGGTTCTATAGTAGTAGTTCCAAGGGGTGCCTGATGATAACTCAAACATTTAACCAAAGGCGTAGTTGTCTGCTGGCCAACATCTGGCAGTACGACAACGCAGACCCATTTCTGAAGCTACTTAAGCAGAAAGACGCTTGGTACTCCGAATACTTTGATACCTTCTGGTCTAATTGGAGGGAAGGTGTCTTCCGGTTAGAAATCAATTATGACCCGGCCAGCATGACTCATGTCCACACATCTCTGTTTGGGTGCGTCATCTGGGCTATGATATTGGATTTTCCGCTGGAGCCTATCCTAATTCCTAGGGATGGGATGAAACAACCTTGGTCCTTTGAAAACATAGGGTCCACTATAGTGGCAGGCACATCCCGTGAAAACTTCGGTATAGTGGAAGACCCAGCCGTTTCGGGGTTGGGCGGTAACTTTACCCCGGCATCTATAGCCACCGCGATGACTATTCTTGAAAAAGTGCAGATGCTTAAGCTGGTTTACTACAGAAGTATAGGCAACTGCACTGTGCCATTCCTAAATGCGGCCTTAGCTGATGTTTTTAAGATAACTGGTCAGTTAAACGTGTCGGGCGGTGTGTCAGCCCCCATAAGCCAGACTCCCTACGTTTTGGATTCCGGGAATATGACCTTAACTTATGTCTTCCCTTATAAATTAAGCGACCCAATGGTAGCTAACTTGGCCGCGTGGGACGTTCTGCCTAAACCTATGGGCGTAAAAATTATCATGCAATTCCCTGCTTAAGGATCTAATAATGACATCCAAACGTTTTTTAAGACCTTTTGCCATTGACGCGACGTCGACGTCAGATCGGGTTGAGATACCGGATTCAGGCTCGTCAACCTCTGCGGTAAACTACCAGACTGGTTATAACGGAAGATACGCCCTACAATATGGTATTGACCCTCAAGCGCTACCTGTTGAGCGTCAATACTTCAACGGGCTTATGTACGATATAACATCGGTGCTGATGGACTGGCAGTTGTATGGATTTCCTGAATGGTTTAATTACTCCGGGTCGTCGCCTGCATCGACATATAGCGCCGGTTCAGTCGTCAGATACAAAGCTGACCCGTTAGGCTCATACACCTTATACCGCTGTCTGGCGGATGGCACAGTAACGGTCCCTACTGATACTGCACATTGGGAGTTTGTTCCTACTGTAGGTCAGATATACGACGCCATGGGCATCGTCAACCAATACCCCAACTTGGCTAGCGTCCCGTCCACGGGGGACTTCAACTCAGTCCCCATCCCTACGGGCCGCAAAAATGGGATTATTGAATTTCAGACCGATGCGGGCGTCAGGGGGTGGTTGAATTGCCCTCCTACGCAATCAACAGCTAGGGCTGGCGTTCTTGAAACATATCAGTTTACGTCTGCTATTACAGGCATAGACAACACTATGCAGCGCTACAGTGACACGGCAGGGCAGGTTTACGCTCGTGCTCTCAACCCGTCCACCAATGTGTGGTCCATTTGGGTCAATCTGTCCCAAAAAGGCGGCGCTACTGGTGCTGGTGATGATAAAGTGTTTTTCCTTAACGATCAGGCTGTTACTTCCAATTATAGCATACCTAGTAATCAAAATGCTATGACGGCAGGCCCTATCACTATAAACAATGGCGTCACGGTGTCTGTTCCTGATGGCGCAGTATGGACGGTGGTGTAAAATGTCAATAACTTTGGATGGCTCCGCAGGTATAACATCACCAAAAACCGCAAGCGTATCTATTAACTTTGGTGTGGTCGGAGATCGAAGAAATCTGGAGGCATGGAGTAACGACAACATCACTATAAACATGTCGTACATGTCGCACCTTCTTTCTGATGCTTCTAATAACTTAATTGCGCTACGGGGAACAACCGCTTTGTCTATGGATATTACAAAGACAGGGTTAGGCGGTATGGTAGGCGGGGCGGTAGGTAATGGCGGTTATATAGCGGTCTACCATGTATACAGACCATCAGGCGCTAGTGAGGGTCTCGTAGGTATTAACTGCGATAATCTATCAAATCTCGTGACCCGTGTTCCCGCCAGTGAGCTGTTCCCCGGAGCTGCGGACCTCCCATCAAGTTATGTCTACAGTGCATTGGTCGGCGTGTATTACGTAGCTAAAGACACCAAAATCCTGCGCGGCTTCTATCAGTCAGATCGACGTATATCCACCGTAATGCTGCCACTGGGGTACGCCATCTCGGCATCGATTCCTTTTGCCGGTAGTACCATTCTACTGCCATACACTTATTTGGATGGTACTTCGTATCCGACTCCAGAGTCAGGCCAGTGTGTGCCGCCTCCTGCTAATGCTAAAGTGCTCCACATATCATCAGCGGCGTGGGTGTTGTCGGGGGGCGGGCCATATACCTTAATGATCACACCTAATAGCGGGGCTATGAAAGGCGGTTTCGTCACATCTTGGTTCTCCCCGACAGGCGGTAACGGGAACCAAACTATGAATAAATTGTTGACCTCCTATAGAACCACAGGGATAAACATCAACTTCATTCCTTTGAGCGGTGCCATACCTGTTAAACACGGTTTTGGTGTCACAGAATATGAGATTTAAGGGCTGATATGACTATTTCGTTGAAAGCGAACACCGATGGCAGCGGCACCATCTACATCAATGGTAGCCCCAAAATGACTTTAGACGCTGCTGGTAACATCACTGGCAGCCTTACTCCCGCTCAGGGTGACAATACCTTTAAACTGCCGACGACGGCATATGTTAGACAGAACTCCCGTAACTATGCCGGGGCCATCCAGATAAACTCGGATACTGTGTTGACCGCAGCACATTTATCCAGTGCTCTGCTTGTCAACACTGGCGGTGCTACACTACGTTTGCCAGCTATATCGAGTCTCTTTGACGGTGCTACCTTTACTATTAGAAACATGGCCACTACCCCGGTTGGGGTGATTACATCAGGTGAAAGCATTTTTATATCGAATGCTAATGTGCTTTCATCTATTTTCGTCGATGTCGGGGAAACTGCTGTGTTCATAGCGGCCAGTGGGAACTGGTTGCTTGATGGATCCACAGTAGGCAAGCGCCTCCCCAACTTCGCCAAAAACGTGGCCGGTCCTTCATCGTGGTGGAGCAAATTGCCTAATGGCTTAATCCAGCAATGGGCTACCGTAGGTTTTGTTCGACAAGCCGGGCTATTCTTTTTTGCTGATGTAACTTACCCTGTTCCTTTCCCTAACGCGTGTCTTTCAGTAGTGCCCGCTTACATCGGGCAACCCCCCGTTGCCGGTACGTCAACTCCTTTATTAGTTGATTCATTGTCATCAAGAACGGGTTGCTCAATTTGTACTTCAATAAATACATGGTTCACCTCAGCTAGGGGTGATATGAGCACTCAGCCGATTTCCGTTTCTATTGTAGGGTGGTAACATGGACGAACAATTGTGGTGTTTTGATGCGGTTACATTGGCGTTTTATCCTTATTCTATGAAGCCTGATTACGTAGCCGCAGGCACATGGCCAGCCAATGGGGTGGATGTTAACAACTACGTGCGGGAAGATTTCATGCTCCAAAATGCACCAAGCGGAATGACTCTTGGTGCTGATGGTCGCGGGTTCCCTACTTGGGTCCCTATTGTTGTCGTCCCTCCAACCGATGCTGAAAAATACGCAGAAGCTGAAGACTTGCGCAAACGTCTTATCGCAGAGACCGAAGCCATATCCCCCATCGTATGGGCCTCCATGGGGGATCCGGGTGAACTTTCAAAGTTGCAAACGGCGTGGATCGAATATCGAGCTGCGCTGAAAAATCTTCCTAGTTTACCGGGCTATCCTAATGTAACATGGCCAGTAAAACCGGAGATTTCATAATGAGCCAAGTGAACGCCTTTAATCATCAGGTGGGCATGAACAGCACCCCCGAGAATAACTTTGTTTTGAGTGCCTCCGGCAATGACGGAACTATGACTGTTAAAAGGGGGGGTGTTGCCCAACAACAAGTGCTGGGGTTCGACGCCAACGGGTATACCACTGCCATAACGCCGCCCAAGGGGGATGTCACTACCAAGTCGGCCACTACCGCATTTGTAAAAAATGCTATGGTCGCTTCTGGTGTGATAGGTAAGTCAGCTAATGCGTATATGCTAGTGCCGACCGACTCAGCTTCGGCCACTTTTACCGCCGATATGCTAGTGGTGGCTGAATCTTTATCAGGCCAGACATACTCATTGTCTTCTCTTAACTTGGCCATTAACCTCGCAACGGTAGGTGCGGGCGGTATGGACACTGGTGCTGCTCCTGCTAGTGGCTATGTCGCTATCTACACCATTTACAACCCCACCACTCAAGTATCGGCACTGTTGGGTGCCAACGCCACATCCGCAGTAGCACCTGAAGTATATGGCGGGGCTAGCATGCCGACCGGATATACCGCATCAGCTCTTATTGGTGTGTTCCGGACGACTGCTGCCTCGTTGCTGCTGGCGTGTTTCCTAGAAGGCAGGAAAATATCAATATCGCCGGTAGTTTCTGGCATAACTACTAACACCACTTACGCACTGGGTAGTGTTATTTCAGTAGCAGGAATGATCCCTAAGAATGCCAAAACGATTGCAGGCTCTTTGATAATTCAGTCATCTGCCCAGTCAGGGATGAACGCCCTTGTGTCCAGCGGCCCACAGCGGTTCGGTGAGCAGGGCATGACATCCACCGTTGCTGCGGGCTTTGCCCAATCGGCTGCATACGGTGAGGTCGCCATATCAGCCCCGCAAATGGTGGGCATAGCATTCATAAGTAATGCGGGAACTCCGGCCTTTTCTTTGTTTATTACGTCTTACACTTTTTGAGGTAGGTATGATTTACGTTCAATTTACAGACAGCAGCAAGACTAAGGTAACATCGGTGTTTTCATGTCCTCAAGACCCTGAATCATACCCAAATCAGGGGGAGTTGAATGAGAATGATGACCGATACAGGGCGTTCTATGTTGGCATGCCTGTTGAAATCAGGCAATACATGGTAACGCCGGTTGACAACATCGCGGATGTTAAATCGGCTTAAGGAGTATTGTAATGTTCGAGAAGCACATCGCGGACCTGATGCAAGCGCTAGTGGCAGGGATTGGGGGCATGATAGCCGCCCTCATGCGCAAAGAAACACACGGACTGTCGGAAACGGTCATTGCCGGCGCTGGTGCGATGTTTTTAGGCTTTATAGTAGCTAAAATATGTCGCATTTCGGGCCTCAATGAAGATACAGCGATCATTTTGACATCGCTGTCTGGCTGGCTGGGGGCAGAGCGCACCAGCCGTTATTTGGAAAAACTGGTAACGTCCAGACTTGGCATTCCGGACGAAGATAAGAAGGATGACACTAATGACAAGTGAACACGTAAGACGCGCAATTATCTTGCTGTTCCTATTCAACTTAGCCCTTTTGGCTCAGAATTGGAGAACCAGCGAACGAATAGACGAAATGAACGCTACCGCCACTAGTACATTAAAGGCGGTTAACGACGCTAAAGATACGTACCAAAAAGGGAACGATAGGATCGATAAGGCTGTTGAACGGCTGGACGCCATGACTCAGAACACTAAAAAGTCAAAATGAAGGTAAGGCCCAGATAAACCGGGCCTTACCTTTACGTTAGTGCGCGACCATCTCCTTCGACGCCCATGATGTAAAGCTTTTGTCTACACTGAATGTTGAATTCGAGTCGGTGCCGTCCGGACATTTGATGTGAACAGTAAACGCTTTTTGCTCCACCATGGCCATGACGGCACCTGATCCCTTTTTTTCAGATATGTTATTTAACAGAATGATGGCTCCGTCAGAATGGGCTTTCACTTTTGTTAGCGACTCAGAACCCCCATTCCAAGCAATGTCCACACCGCATTGCTGTTCTACAGAACTGCCATACCCCATCAAAAAAACAGGCATATATGTCTCACCTTCAATGGCGGTTGCTCCGGGTGATGTGACGCAAACCCCGGTGGGGCTGCATGTAATCCCCATTGCCACACCATCTTTAGACTTGGTTTTATTCCAAGTGGCTTGGTGGGCTGGTGACTTGATGTCCACACTGGCATGGGCGGCGCAGGCCATAAGGATGAAAGCAATGGTGAACACAGTAGCTTTCATGATAAAATCATTTTTCATAAAAATCTCCTAACGTTTGGATTGTAGGCGCGCTATTTCAGCGCTAACCCTGTCGGCTTTTTCTGAGTGTGTAGACTGGCACGACGTTTCTTTGCATTGTCTCAGTATCCACATTTCGTTGCTTAGTTGGCTGTATGATCTGGCCAACTGCGATGCACATTGAGAATCTTTGATGTCGCACGAATGCGCGAATGGCACCGCTGATATCATTAAAACAAACGTCAATATCTTTTTCATTTTCACCTACAGCAAAGGGATTTCTTCCGTAGTACCCATTATACTACGGAAGAAATCCCTTGTCAAGTACTGGTACCTATTGCAGAATATCGTCCGGGTCTCGAGTACCGGCGTAGATAGGGAATCTCGGCAGGTCTTTTCTCCCTACAGGGAAATGCTTAAATCTTATGGTCTCATCGACCCACTTATCCCGGCTGCCCCATATCTCTTGGCGCAATTCCTTGCCAAAACCGGACCCTACTTTAAACAAAAGGCCAGTTTTAATTTCAGCGCACCACAGCGCACCAAGGGTTCCACCGGGTATCATACCCCCTGCTGCTGTGGACCGCTTTTGATACCCGTTTTCGGCGATATAGGCTTCATTGGTGTTTATCATCAATTCTTCGAAATCAACCACCACAGCTTCGTCAAATTCAAATCGTTTCACCTTTAGAATGTTACCCTCTTTGGGGGTGCACCGACCATATTTGTAGGGGGTTAGTATCTTTCTGATCATAATCCCTTCGTATTTGTTCTCCAATTCCTCATTCTCATAATCATCACACTCATTTTGTGATGATATTAATTTTTGAGCAACAAGCCTGATATCAGGCACATCACGTAGAGTAGTGGCGAATTTTTCTTGCAGCATATCGTAACGATCGGAGTAAGAGTAACCGGGCATATCAAACAAGTCAAACACATTAAGAGTCCAAGGCTCATCGGCTGGCTCTGATTTTATGCGCCGTGTAACCTGCGTCTTTATATACACGTCTTCGGCGTTGGGGGCACCCACTGTAAGCTCCCCGTCAATCCCGTGAAACGCGTCATACCCCAGCATCTTATGTAAGTATAAGTTGGGGGCGCGTTTAGCTGACCGGGTGATGGCCATTTTCTCCCTTACAGCTATGCGGTTACCGTCTATTTTGGCCGACGCCAACATCGGCCATTGCAATGGGTATTTTTCAACCACTTCTTCGATACGTTCGTTGGGAGCTAACATTAAACGGTTCACCGAGGGACCTCTCTGTTTTTCAGCGGCTGCGGGGCTTTGAAGTTGTATGTGGCAGATGACCCCACACATGCATAGGACACACTAAACATGTGAGTATTGCGAACTGCAACTATCGCGTCTTTGCCAGTCTTGGTTTTTGGTACGTACAGAGATAGATTGCCATTGTAGATATATGCTTCCACTGGGGGCAGTGCCACGCCCGCATAAGAGACTGATGCTTTACATGTTTGGTTTTCAGTCTCATCGATGCCGCTGAGATAAATAACGCTGCTGTCCGGGGCCACTACTAGACACACCATCACATCTTCAGCGGAACATATGGTCCACATATTGACGGACACTCGAGTCCAATCACGGACCAAATTTTTAGTAGCGACGTCTTTCCGGTTGGCCTCCTCTATTCTCATAGCGGCCTTGACGCTGGCTCCTTTATCGATGGCCATGGCTGCTTCTGTGACATCATAGGAGCTACCCAGTGACACCTGCTCGTCGGGGGTAAGAAATTTTCTTACCATGAACGAATCAAACGGTGATCTTTCTGTGGACTCCACGGGCAAATTCAACGCATACCAACGGCACAGCGGTTCTGCCCCCGTAGACACCAACACCGACGCCGCGAACACCACAAATGCGGTAATTGTTTTGTTCATATCTATCTCAATGCCCCGCCGAAACGGGGCTTGTTGATCTGGTTGCTAAAAACGAGCTTGACAGCCCTCAGGTTCATCCGTGACGTATACTCCGCTTTTCCCAGCTTTCTCGGTTGGGCTTTTTCCCTCACGGCGGGTGACAGGGGCGGGTTCAGCACCATTGTTCTCTTCTTCGAGAAGATTGGCTACGAGGGTAGCATAACCGGCAATATCACGCCATGAATCGACGTTGTGAGTATTGCCGTTGGCCACACGTGCGATCTTGTGCGAGATCATGTTAATGGACTCTTCCATATACGCTGGAATTTCACATTTGATATGACTTAAAACAAGGTCGCGAATGGCTCTGCTAAGCTCCGCTTGGCTGCGATAGCTGCCGTATTGTTCGCCGCGCTCGGCAAGGATTTTGGTCATTTTATCGGACATACAATACTCCCATGGATTGATATCAATAGAGCTGCGTCTAATGCATACTCTATTGTTGAAGAACGGTAATGAGGTCGACCAGCCAGATGGACTATGTTAAAAATTCCGTCCGGCTCCGACACAGATACTGCCGGTAGCACATAGTAACAGTCATCATCACCAATTAACATAACCGGCTGCCCCCCGGCTTTAGCCCTATCCTTGAACCACCGGTATTGCGTGGGCCGTATTTCGATGCCGCCCCCCTTCTTCACTACTTTAAGCTCTATCTGGACCACTCGCCCTTCGACACAGCAATCAAGGTCGGGGAAACCCGCTGATGTGACCGGCGACTCTATCCATGATAAATGAGCCTTAGGGTGCATCTTAGATAAAGCACTACCAACTTCAGTTCTCAGATCAGCTTCTTTCATCGGATGGCCACTCTAAGTCGTAATTTTGGCACCAAGTGTGGGTGATGTGCTCGATGTCATCTCGCGCTTGAGCCACTGCAACATAAGCAACAGGGGAACCCGGCCCCTCCAAAGTCATCAAATA